TTTCACGGTGGCAAATGCCGCATTGAACGCGGCGAGTTCCGCAATCATTTTTTCACCCTTACAAATTTTGGACAAGCCGCGTCTGGATGAATAATAACACGATATGGTTTGTAATAATACCGCCGAGAAATAGAATAAGGCGCGTAATAAATACACGCCTTATAGAAACCGAGTTTCCAGGATTGGCCATATAAGACCAGGGACAACGCGAGTTCGATCACATCTGAAAGAGGATCGATGCCATCATCAAGATCATCGCACCGGCCACCGAGATCATGATGGCCTCGATGCGTTTGATCCGTAGGATGGTTTCGCGCCACCGTTCATCAACTTGCGTTTCGACTCTGGTGACGCGAGGTTCCAAATCATCAATCCGCTTGTGCGCTTCCGTTGCCGTTCTCGCCATCATCGTCCTCTTGGCTTTGCAAAGAGGCCGCCAGTGCCTCTGTGAAACCTTTTTCCAAAATCACGCCCTGATCCATGTCGGAACGTGCTTGCGCTTGTTTGCGCTTCGCTGCGTTGATCTGATCGACCATATACTTTTGGGAATCGTTGAGATCGTTTTCGATGTCATATTCCCGATCATTGAATGTTATGGTTGCCGCCATTTTGAAGTTTCCTATACCGACTGCGTGTCAACGTGCGCTTTGTACGCGGTGCGAATTGAATCCGTCCAAACTGCATTGCAGATTGCTTGCACCTCTGCGCTTTCTCCGGTGATGTCCGTGTTCGACCACGTTCCGCCTGACTTTTCGCAACACTGCAAAACATATCGAGAAAATGTCCGGCTAATTTCAACGCCGTCATCATATATGATTCTGGCCGTCTTGATTTGAATGGCTTTATAATCGCCTACGACTTCAATTTTATCTTGGACTGTGCTTTCCGTTAGTGCCATGTGTGTTTTCCTTTAGATTATTAAGTTGCTCTGTAAGTGAGAGCAAAAACAACATCCCATTGGGATATATCACTGACGCTTATGATGCTTGCGCTTGTGTTGTTTGTAAAACTCTCTCTTATTGTTGCAACTGAGTTACCATTGATGAGAACTGCGGATAGAAGAGCAGCATTACTTGACAACGTAATGTTTGACCACCGCGCAATGGCCACCGAATAAACCGTTACCGGGGATCCCGCAACAAATGGAAAACCCGCAATCTCTGCTGTCCCCGATGCCCCAGAAAGACTTCCACCGGAAATATAAACATACGCTGTAACCATATCACCAACTTTAGTGTATCGCCCGACTGTTGTTCCTGCACTCCAAGTTCCCGCTGTAGTTCCACCCCGTCCATATGGGGTGAAATTTCCTTCCTCGTAATCCTCGAGTTTATTCGAGTTCGTAATTCCCCCCAAATAAACCCCATCTGAAATCCAAAGGTCTTTCCATTTCGAGCCGCTTGAACCCAGGCTTAATTGACCACTATTTCCAGAACCATCTGTGTCTGCCGGAACAAGAGAACCATCCGAGCCAAAAGTAAATCCGCCATCTCCTTCACGAACGAAATAAGGCCGAACGCCGCCATATGCCCCAATCGATCCAACGGTGCCTGTGCCTTGACGAAAAAGAACAATATCCCCCTCGTTGGAACGAGTAAATACACCGGAATCCTCGCCTGTTGCCGTTGCTAAGATTTGCCCAGTTTTGCGAATGATGACACCCTCATCATTTGCACTATTAGTTTCCTTGCCAAATAAAAACCTACCGGATTCGTCTAGTGTTGCTTGCTTGGCTCCGTTTGTGTGCAGAGTGATTTTGCCATCTGATAAATTGTTTTTGATCGATATTTCATTTGCTTGGGTTGAATGATTTGAACCATAACCGATGATATATTTATTTTCATCGTCACTATCGGAAAAATACAAGATGGATGTGGCTGTATCTGAGGTATGCTCCAACTTCAATGTTGTTGAGGCTGATACAATATGTAATTCCTCCTCGGGCGATACTGTTCCAATTCCCACTCTGTTGTTTGAACCGCTAACATGAAAAGTTGTGGTATCAACTGTCAAATCACCAGTGATAGAAACATCGGATGCCTCACCGGAAACGTTCAAGAACCGTGAATCCGCATCGGCCTTGGAATAAACGTCAAGGTTTGTTCGCGCTGCCGCCGCCGTTGTTGCGCCGGTGCCGCCTTGGGCAACTGGCAACGTTCCAGTGTAGCTTGTGCCGCCACCGCCGATGTTGATGTTCCAGGATGTCTTGGTTCCACTGCCGGCATATGCAACCGCATCAACCGTCAACGTTGTTCCGCTGTACGCCGTGACGATCGCATCGATCCAGTTTGTCGAGGGTGCCGCCGAATCTGTGATCCGCAACGGTGTCCCGACCTGGTACGGTTTAGAGGATTCAACCGTGAATGTTTTTGAGCCGGTGCCGATCGAGTTCGATGTGGTCGATGTTGTGGAATACAAATTCCCCGCATGGGTGACGAAATCCTCGAACGCATCGGGCAAACCGTCAACGTAGTTTTGACCCTCAAAATCGGCGAGTGTGTAAGTGCGACCGTTTAACGTGACCGGATATGCCATTTTGTTTCCTCTTAGATAAGTTCCTCGACCTCAATGAGCCGGGAATAATAATCAAGAGCCGAGTTCACCACCGGCCCTGTTGTTGCGATCCTACCATAAATGTTTTGTGTCGTCCAAGTGTTCGGATCATCGGGTTGCGGAATGACGAGAATATCTTGCGCAACCCCGCGCAAGCGATCGACTTGGTTGAAAATGTTTCCGAACATTTCCTTTTCCGGCAAGTTAATCAATTCAAAACGCATCCGGCGGAAACGCTCAACCTCATCAACGAACGTTTGACCACCGCGCGATTTGGTGATCCGCGACTCATCGATGAACTCGAATTGAACGCCGTTGGCATAGTTGATTGACGGTTGATATGCCGGCCCGGACAACAACCGACCCGCTTGCAAATAACCATCGGCATTGTCTGGATCGGAAATGTCGATCCGCAAATACCGAGCCTGGATCGCATTGTCCAAAACATCAAACGTTGAAATCGTATAGTTCGCGGCAACTGTCGGGTTCAAGAAACCGCCCCAAGTGAAAACACCCCAAGGCAACGTGCCAAATTCATCAACCACCGGCCATGCATTACCGGTGCCGGAATCATATTCGGTTGTCGCAAAATTAGAAACATTCGAGAACCGCCACCGAATTGTGCCGGTTTGTGAAATGTTATGTTTAATCAAGGCCGCAAAATTCACAATTCGAGATTGCCCAAAATCAACATCGATCTGCGCGGTGTTTTGAGTGTTTCGCCAAATCTTAACGATCTGGCGATCCTGCAAATTCTCCACCGGTAATGTGGAAACCTCATCATCGGCGGTGATTGATGTCGCGTTGTCGGCGTAATTGGTCGCCGAAATAATCATGTTTCTTGCCATTACATCAACCCCACAATTCCAATTCAACCTCGTTGTTCGCGGCATCCTCGTTGATCGAGATCACGCGAAACAATTTGCCGCTGCTGAGATTATATCGATTAAATGTGATTTTTACCACATCATTCAATTTCAATGTGTAAGGTTGGGTCTTGACCAGAATGCGATAAAAGTCGCGTTGCGCTTTATATATCGTCAACAATCTCGAGGCTTCCGCCGCCGCATCTGATGAATCCGCCAACGCGGAATCAACAATCAACGCCTTTGAATTTGGATATGCCGTTTGAACCGCCGTATCTGTGGCAATGGCAAAGTTTGATTCCCGCACCAAATAATCACGTTGCGCATCCGTGATCGCTGAGTCGAAATCTGATTCACTCATAACTCTGTGGTTTTTCTTATACCCAACTCGAACTTGATAATTTGGAACCGCCGAGGCCATTCGAGTAATTTCGATTATGTTGGTTGAATCAAACTCCGCCGTTGCCGATCCTGTCGGCAACAAAACTCGGCCAACAAAGAGATCGCCGACTCGATCAAAACCATAGAATCCACCAATCGAGTTCATGATTCGATCCAAAACGTCCCGGATTGTTGTGGTGTCTCGATCAAAAACTCCAATCGGTGCCGGGTTTCCGTTTGGTAAATCCGAGGCTAAAAACAAAAATGAGTTGGTGTCGAAATCATCGGGAAACGTCAAGTTGCTGTAAGTGACCGCAATGTAGTCAACAATATTCGCGGCATTGTTCCGATATGTTCCGTTGAGAACGCTTCCTTTCACATCCGCCGTAATGACCCCGGTGGGTTCTGCGACCAGGGTAAAACGCCCATTGGTCAAATCCACCGTGTAATCCGTTGTTACCGTCAACGCAACGCCGCCTTGATAAACCGCATCGATGGCCTCAATCTCGCCATCGTGAACTTGATAAACATAATTTGTCGAATCGACCAACACCGGCTCGATATTATAAACCTCGCCAAAACAAAGACGCTTTGGTTGATTGGCAAGATCGCTCGATCCCTCATTGCCACCGGTTCCGGCGTATAAGTTGGGGGGATAGTCAACATCGAAATCGTTCTGGTCATCCCGCAAGATGACACGAACGAACAAATCATCAAACTCGATCGAATGAGCCTGCCCATCAAATATGGTGAAGTAATATTGCAAGGCCGCGCCCGATTCACCAACCCTGAGTTCAACGCTCCGACCGTCCCACGCATAACTTGCCCAATCATCGAGGCCACCATCGGCATTCGTCAAAATCAATTCTCCGAATCCAGGTTGCGAGAATCCGCCGATTTTACCCATAGAAAACATCGATCTCGAGAATGAAATCGGTTCAACCAATCGAGGCTCGAACCATGTGTTCGCCGGCGATTCCGTTGGCGATGAAACGAAACCCTCGCCGGAATGATACAACGTCAATTCAGTCGAGGTTGCGACATTGTACGGCTTCACAATCAATAAATATTTTTTCTTGGCGTATGGATTAGCGACCAATTCGGCGAGTGTTGTTGCAACCATTATGAACGCGCCCCCGCAAGTTGCCCCGCCGACATCATCCGCGACATTTGTCGGCGCAACGAAATGATCTCATCTTTCATGTCGTTCACCGCGCCGATCAACTCGGTTGCGTTGCCCTTGATGGGTGCGATCGTTCCGTCACGTTGCGGAATGAACATTTCCGGCCCACGTTCTCCCACCTTTACATTGTCGCCGGCGTGAACGTTTGCACCGTTCATCGCGGCCAAATATGGCGATGCCTCGCTGTAAAGTGTCTTAAATCGTGCCGCTCGGTTTTTCTCATAGTCGCCGCCACTGACCGCCATATCCCCGGTGATGCCGAGAATTTTTTCCGAGATCGCATCGGAAAGACTGTCGGTGAACGCACCCTTTGCCATTTCAATCCCGACCGTTTTGGCGATCGATGCGAGGTTTCCACTTCCAAGAATACCCGCCGCAAACGATTCTGAAATCCCGGTGGTGATTGCATTGATGAAACCAGAACCACCGGCAAGGTTGCCCATGATCGCGGTTCCAACACCAGGCAAAATAAACCCGGCGGCGAGGCCGATGATAGTTGAAAGATCACCGCCCATGATCCCCTCGACCAATCCCTTGACCGCCTCGGAAACCGCACCGACAACCTTTTTGATCGTGTTGATGATGCCTTTGACAACACCGGTGATCGCATCCACAACGCCCTTGATGATCTTTCCAATGCCTTTGATTAGGCCGCCAAGGAAAAATCCCGGTGTGATCGAATCCATCAATCCCGCGTCAACTGGCATCGATCCACCCGCCGGCATTTGTCCGGCGTTTAGCGCATCAAAAAACCCCGACCCAAATTTGGAAACGGTCGATGCCTTGATGACGTATTCTCCGGATGAAACCCGCGCCAAAACATCATCGGCCTTCGGCCCACCAGAACCAGGAACCAAACCACCCTCGGCGAACTCGAGGGTCGGGAATACCTTGCCCAAGAAATTCAAACCGGTGGTGATAACCGCTTTTGCCGCAAGATCGGCCAAACCTTTTTTCAATGCGTTTGTGAACGTTTCAAAATCGATCTTTCCGGTCATAAAGAAATCGGACAACGTACCCTCGAGGGTCGAGAACGTATCGCCCACGAACGTCCCCATGTTTGCGGCATTGTCCGAGATCGAATCGTAATAATCTTTCACGCCCTTGATTGCACCCGCGCCGAATGTCTTTTCATTCTCCGCGTTGTAATCAATGATCTCGCCTTTGATCGTCTTGATGATATTGGCATATTCATCGCCGGTGATGATCCCCGCCGCGAATGCTTTGTCGGCGATCTCTTGTTGGGTTTTCAAATCCGCCAATGTGGTGTCGAGGCCAAGAGCCTCTCGCGCGAGGGTGTTCAACGTTGCCTCGTATTCCTCAACGCTGATTTTCCCCGCATCGACCATCGCTTTCAACGCGGCCTTTTCATCCTTCAAATCAACGATCGCGCTTTCGACCGGTGACAAACGCTTTTTCATTTCGGTCAATGCGTTGTTGAACTCGCTTGCCGAAATCCCGCCGTTCTTTAACGCATCCGCCGTGTTGCCAACTTCCGGAATGAAATCCGACAATGTTTGCGTGTTGCTCAAAACCGATTGGTTTGTGAACTCGGTTTCCTTGTTGAAATCATTGATCGCATCGGTGACGCTCAACAATTCAAGGCCAAGTGCGGATTCGGCCGCTTCCAATAATGCGGTGAATTTGATTTTATCGCCAAGTGCCTGGATGCTTGCTTTCAATTCCTCATTGAACGCCGCAACCGCAATACCCCCGGCGGCCGCTGCACCGCCCAAGAGCAACAAGTTCCCTTTTGTGGCTTTCATCACCGTTGCAATGATGGAAAGGGTGATCTGCGCCCTTGCGATCGCCTTTGCAAACTTGATGACCGAGTTGGCCGTTGCGATCACTTTCTTGATGACCAAAACGCCAAACACAACATCGAGGATGTCAAACAATGTGTCGGCGTTGCTAAATGCCAACTTGATCCCGGCGGTGAACAACAATAGCGCATCGGTCAACTTGTTTGAGATTTGTTCGGCGAGGGCATCATTGCCATCGATGAACGCGCTAAGGGATCGGATGGAACCCGCAAGAGCCTTGCCGAAACCGGCCTCCCCGATCGAGAACATGAACGTGTCAATGGTGTCTCGCAAATTAGTCATTGCGCCGCCCAGGGTTTCGGCCTGGCGTTCTGCGCCCCCGGCGAACTTGACGTTCGATATGTCGGTCAACGCGGCAACGATCGAGGCCGAATCGTTGTTGACCGTCTTTGTCATGTCCCCGATTTTGAGCGTTACCTTGTCACCCTCTTTGGATGCCTTGATCCCGAACTCTTTCAATCGCTCAAACTCGCCAACCGAGGCATCCGCCACCGCCTCCGCGAATTGCATGATTGATTTCGAGGTGCCGCCCGAAATGTCGGCAAAGGCCATCAACTGTTTCTCTGTTGGCCTTATGCCTTGCGCAACCAAGAGGTTGAACGAACCAACAACCTCTTGCAATGAGAATGGCGTTCTCTTTGCGAAATCTTGCAAAATCTTGAACGCGCCATCCGCGTTTTCAACTGACCCGGTGAAAGTGACGAGCGATGCCTTTAGGCTCTGGAACTGTTTGTTGACCTCGACCAAATCCCGAATAAACACACCCGCGAAAACCGCGCCTAATCCGGCGGCAACTTTGGCCACGTTCACAAACGCGGTGTTCGCTGCGTTTAGGTTCGATTGCAAATTACGAAACGCGCGTTGCGTTTCATCTCTTGCGGTTAATCGGGTTTCGAGCCTGGTTGTTGCCATTCTTTTTCATCGCCTGTCGTTGTCGGTCGGCTTGTATTTGAACATAAACCGACCATTCCAAAAACTCATCAACCGACATTTCCGATTCGATTTGTTCGACCGTCTTGCCTAGTTTTTCAGCGAGAAAAAACTTGAACTGTCGTTCCTCGCTCTCCCTTAGTTTCTTTCCAAATCCTGAACAACCGAACCCATGATTTGGTTCGCTAGTCTCGCCAAAACCGTTGCGTCAACCTGGTTGCGCAATGTTGACTTGTCCCCAATCTGGAAAATCTTGTTCCCTTCCTCATCAAGAGCCTTGAGAACAAGAACCTCGGCAAGTGCATCGGCCTCGGATTGATTCTTAACCGCGAATTGCAACTTGCCTTGGTCTTGCAAAGTAAATGGCCGAGCGTAAAACACGAAAGGATTCCCATCCTCATCCGCCCATTCCGGAACAACGATTTCCTTGATGGGTTGATTTTGATAGTGATTCTTTGCGCGTTCGATAACGCTCAAACCCATGGATTTTGAATTAGCCGCCATGATTCAAATCCTTATGAAACTGTTGTTTCAGATAGTGCGCCGGTGCCTTGGAATGAGATCGATGCCTCAACCATACCGTCGAACGATGCCGAAATTGTGCGCCTAGTGATTAGAACCGTTCCGGTCAATAGGTGGTCGCCTGATGTGTTACCTTCGAACTGAACGTTCAACGTCACTGATGAACCAACAGTCAACGCGCCTTGGCCCGATGTGTCGGTGTCATCAAAGAACACATCCGCAGAACCACTGAATGTTTTCAATGATGTTTTGTATGTGCGCGATGTGTCGCCCATTGCTGTATCTTCTAGGGTGTCCATTGTCTCGTCGATTGAGTATGAACGAACCTCGGCAACCTGGTCTGAACCGACCAAGATCACCCCATCACTACCGGTGAATGTAGCCATTTTTTTAATCCTCGCTTTCAAGGGTTTCGGGTTTCGCGGCCTTTTTGGTCGCCTTTGGTTTGGATGATCGGGGTGAGTCCGTCCATCCTTTGGCCTCGAATGAGTCCAAATCTTGTGCGTTTATCTCGATCGGCAATCCGCCGCTCGGTGGATAAACTTGGATTCTCTTTGCCATTTTTTCGCCTCCTATTTAATAGACGGTTTCGGCATCGGTTTCTCGTGTAGAATACACGATTTCAAAAATAAATCGACCCACGACAACCGGCTTTTCACCTTCCCCGGCGAAATCCGCCTCGAATGAAATGAGCCTTGTGTCCTTTGCAAATCCCCCTCGGGTTGGGTCGGTTGCCATTGCCGCTTCGGTTTCCGCCGCGATCGCATCGAGGGTGTCATCGGGTGATCCGCTTTCCACATATGCCTCGACTGCCACCTCGAGCGATCGAATTAACCCACGCGGCGGCTTGATCGTTTGGGCTTCAATCGTTTCGCTCGAGGTGTAGATACAAAGGCCAGGCATTCTGGCACTCTGTATTGGATAAACCCTCGAGGCGAAAACGTTCGATCCGGTTGTCGTTAAACCGGTGAGGGTTGTTTCGATGTTGTCTCGAATGGATTTGCGAACGTGCGCCATTTAGTTTTTCTCCAAAACCAACGTTGTCATCCCGGTTCCATCGTGATCGACAACCCGGATTGTGTAGTTGGTGGAATTGACAACCAATGCATCGCCATCGGCCGCGCTCGAAACATCATTTGTTCGACATAGGAAACGAGGTTGGCGAACGGCCATCGGAATGTTGCCACCCGCATCAACCTCAACGATGTCATTGTCGAAAATACCGTTGACGGTCGAGGCCGATCCCCCGGTTGGCGTATATGTCGCCGCGACACCAAAATCATTGATGCCCACAAAAACCGCAAGATCGTCAAGAGATTCAACCGCCATCTCTAATCCTTATTTTTTCGCCTTAGCGCGAGTTTTTGCTTTCGGGGTGTCTGATGTGTCCAGACCAACCGAACGGTCACTCTTGGCCACTTTCTCGGCGTGTGGAACGCCTTTGCCGGTTGCCATCAAGAACGATGCCATTGCATCATCAACATCAACAACCGCGCCGGCATCTTTGCCCTGGCCATCAATAACGGTTCCGCGAATAAGTTCAATTTTCATTTGTTACCCCCCTTTGGGAAAAGGCGGGGTTTCCCCCGCCCTTAGTTTTATGTTGTTAGGTCAAGGATCGCCGCGAATGATTCCGCGTGACGAACCGCAACATCAACATCCTGGAACATTGAGATGCGTGTCGTTCCCGCCGCTGATCCTGTGTAAGGATCAACAAGAACATCCAGGCCACCAAACATGCCGATCATCAACTCTGAGAAATTACCAAAGATCAACGCAGAACAAACGCCGGTTGATGAACCTTTTGTAAGGTCGCTTGGAACTAGGTTTGACGATGCAACATTGTAACCAAGAACGGTGTTGTTTGCGTCCATGATGAAGTTGCCCTCAACACCGGATGCTTGTTTCGAGATTGTGCGCATTGATGCAACAACTTTTGGGTTTGTTAGGAACGCCATGTTTCCGCCCATTGCGTTGTCGATCGCAACTTCTTTCTCTAGGTCAACAGTTTTCGCATATGTCAACGCACCACCGTTTGTGCCGATCGCAACAGAACCGATTCCGGATGTCTGTGTGATACCTGTCGGCTCGTTTGATCCGCCACCCTCGATCGCAACTTCGTCGATCTTGGCCGCGAACTGGCGCAACATATCATCGCGGATGACTTGCTCGACCGATGGATCGGATTGCATCATCAATTTGCGTGATAGGTCAACATATTGCGCAACCGTCTTTGGTGACATTGTGATCTGACGGAATGTTGGTGCGCCCTCTGTGCCGGGTGCCGCATTCTCCGCAACAAATCCAACCGCTGTTTTTGCATTCAACGCCGGAATTGCAACATCACCTGAAAGGCCGCTCATCATCCGTGCGCCCAAGTTTGCTGTCACTAGCGTTGGACGCAGTGCATCAACGAACTCGCCGCCTAGATGATCCGTTGGCTTCAAGAACCCACCGCTTGCATCTGTGGTTGTTACAAGGTCACGTTTGAAAATGTCGCTTGGGACATAAAAACCACGAGCCTCTTTGCCCAAACGCTTTGCGATCTCGTCTGAAACTTCACGCTCGAAACCGCCAACATCACGACCCGCCGCCGCATTGCGGAATGCGCGCATCAATGAATATTCTTGGCGTTCTTGAACGTTTAGATCAAGGTTGTCTGGTGTTGCGATTGGCTCATCCGCTGATGCCACGGCCAACATGCCGCGGAATTGCTCAACTGATAGGCCATTTTTGATTGCCTGGTTTGCAAGGTCGCGTTTGTTTTTTGCTGCGCCTAGTTCCAGGATTTCGTTTACAGTTTTGGCGTATTCTGCGCGAACGATCGCCTCAACCGCTTGGATGTCTTGTTCTGACATGGTTGGTTCCTTTCTTTCGGCTTGCGCCGGAATAGGGGTTGGGGTTTGCTCGATTTCGGCATTGCGATTCGTGCCAACCGAGTCATCGGCCGGAATTGAAACAATGCTTGCCTCGAAAGGTTTCCACGAACGAACGCGATAGGTGTTCCCACCTTCCGCCTTTTCGTCACGCTCCATTCGCTCGATTTGGTATCCGATTGAAACATTTTTGCGAATACCATCACGAACGTCATCATAAACCTCGGAACCAAGTTGGCCTTTCGAGAACCGAACCGTCGCGCGTAGTCGCCGCGCCGAGGCGTCCAGGTTTACTGATTCAATGACCCCGATTTGACGCTCGGGATCGTGATCGAGCAACAAAGGTGCGTTGCCCGAGTTAAGGAATGAAAGATCAACCGAACGATCGGTGTGATCCAAAATTTCAACACCGAATGAACGCTCAACCGCTTTCTCGCTCGAGATTGAGATCGACATCCGGCGATCGTCCTCGGCATCGATTTCCGCATCCATCCGCGTTGCGAACTTGCGAGTTTCCAACTTAACCGATGCCTCGCGTTCTTCTTCGTCTGGTTTATATCCGTTTTCGGCATCAACCTCGACATCGCCCTCGACCATATCGGATTTGCCAAACTCGATGATGTAAGAATCATCGGTTTCGGTCACGTTCTTGATGTGACGTTGTTCATCCATTTTTCTTTCCTCATCTTGGCCTTTTGTCGATTCCGGATGTCCTTCCGGCAAAAGGTCGGTGTCGTGCTTGCCGCCTTGGAAACGTCCATTTCGCAAACAGAATAACAAAGAATTGACTCTCGCGAAAGCCCACTGTTCGGGTGATGTCACACCAGGCCGAACCGATCCGGGGTTTGTCTTATATGCGCCAATGCCTCGCAAATAGGATTCAGCCAACATTCCGAGGGTTGCGCGTTTGGTTGGATCGTCGCCGTGTTCCTCGTTGTGTTCCTCGACTTTGGTTTCGAGGCTCTTTCGTGCGGTGTCGGTTAAATCCTCGATTGCTCGATCTTTTTTGCCCTCGAGTTTTTTCACCAACTCGAGAACCACATCTTTCATTTTTTGTTCGCCCAGGTTGCCGATGACACCCCACTTGATTTGGGCAATCACGCCGGCAACGTTCGACAAATTCGGTTCGAGGTCGCCCGATGCGAATTGTTCGCCATCTCCAAAATGACGCGCGGCCCATGCCTCGCGTTCCTTGATCCAATCCAAAACGCCCTCGGTTTCGGAACCCTCTCGCGCTCGGCCCCACAAAACAAACGCATCATTGCCCCGGACGTTGCCACCCGCACCCCAAACCTTGGGGTTGAACTCTTTGATGTTCTCGGCAAAATCTCGATCGAATTGCGGATATTCCGAATTGCGCAACGAGATTTTGAGATCATCGCCCTTTTTTGGAAAATCAGTCGCCATCGCTGTCGCCCTCTGGTTCTTCCATCGCCGGCATGAATTTCATCGGCCCATAACCGGATTGGCCACCGCCGAACGGTTGGAATGCGATCTCGATGCCGCGCTCCTCGGCCATTTGTTTCTCGAGAACGATTTGATCCATCACATCGGCAATGTCGCGGCCATATTGGTTGGCCACATCTTGCATCGACAAAATACCCGAGTTCATGCCGATCACCGATGCGTTCATTTCGCGTTGTGGATCGACCCAGGCAAACCCACGGCCTCGGAACTCCACATTGTCGGCAAACTTATCAAATCGCGTTGGTGGGATCGGGATCGATCCATTATCCATTGCCGAGAACAACCACGCCCGGAACACCGGTTGAACAAAATGCTCGATCATAAAATCGTGCAAAACTTTGTAAAAATCCCGATCCTCGAGTGCGCCTTGGCGAATCGCGGAATATGATGTTTGCGTCAACTCATTCGCCAATGATGCATATGAAACGCCCAATGCCGATGCGACACCGCGCAAAATCGCGCGATCAAAATCCGCAAACGTGTTTGCGTTCGATGATGGATCAAAAGATTTGAAATCAACGCCCGGCCCGAGTTGGTGGAATGTTCCGGGTTCCGCTTCCATGATCGGTGTATAGGTGTTTTCAATATCATCACCAACGAAATCATCGCCCGATGGCGTTGTGAAAAATCCCATCTTGGATGCCGAGATTCTTTCGTTGACCAATACGGCCTCGCGCATTCCGTTCAACTGTTTAAGAGGCGAAACCGCTGCCGCCATCCAAGGAACACCGCGCGTTTGTTGCGCTCGTTCCGGCAAGAAAATATGTAAAATCTTGTCGGCCGTGATCCGCGTTCTTCGCGTTGCTAGGCTCGAGGTGTATTCATTGTCCCCCGGGTGTGCCGTGAGTAGGTGATAAGCAACCGGTTTGTGGAATCGATCGATCTCGACCCCCATCCGAATCTTGTTTCCGTTGGACAATGTTTCGTTGTGGTTTTCATCGAGCAAATCGACCTCTAGGAACTCGATCGCAAAACCAAAATCATTTTGTGGATAGTTGACCAGGCGAACCAACAATTCACCATCACGCGCCAATGCCTCGGCCGCGAAACGCTGCGCATCTTTCCAAGAATACCGGCCATCAACTGTGCAATTCCCCTTGCGCGACCATGCCTTGAATGCGTTTTCGATGATCGCATTGCCCGGCGCATCGAACGTGCCGTTCGCGTTCTTCGCCTTAACTTGCAATGAAATCCCTTTTTCACCAACAACATTGGTGCGGATTAGCTGCATAAACCGCCGCGCATATTCATCATTTCGGGCAAGATCGCGGCAACGGTATCGGATTTGCTGCAATGCCGCCTTGATTTCTGAATCGGCCGATCGACTCGATGCCACAAAATCAGAAAACAAACGACCGCCTTGCGCGGCCTTATATGAGCGGCGTTTGGTTGGCTTGGTGTTTCTCTTTAGAAAATCAAAAACGCCCATATCTTAAAACCTCGCCTTGATCGTTGCGCCGGTCGATTTTCCTCGGCGAACACGCTCTTTTCGTTTTTCCACTGCTAATTCCTGGCGATAATAATCCCGCCACCTCAAAAGGTCATCGATCGATAACTTGACCAAAGATCGGCCTTGAATTGAGTAATTGGCAACATCGGAATCCGCTCGATTCTCCAAAACCGATTCAATTTTATCAACCATCGTTTGTGCATGGGTGCGAATATCTGAACCGGATGCGTCAATATCTCCAATAAAGTTGACCTCGCCTCGATCAACAACAATTCGATTGCTGTCGGAATTTCGCGTGATTTCAAGTTGCCACTTATAAACACCGGCCGCAACCGATGCGGAAACCGCCGATGTCACCGTGAATAAATAATCGTTCCCCGATGCCGTGCCGGTCACATGAGGTTCCGGCCCAGAACCATCTTTGAGGTGATAAACATAGGCGGCGGTGAATTGATCGTTGGGATAATCTGTGCCGAGGTCGGTTCGTTTCCATTGAATGAAATCACCGACAACGACCTCAACCGGTTCTGTTGTCGGTGCATTTGCGGCATCAAATAAATTCGCCATCGATCATCATCTCCAAGAGTTCACGAAACCGCCGCCACCTGGTCGCCGCATTGGTCGTGATGGCCTCGCCGGTGCTGCCGCCGGCTCAACCGAAATCGTTTCCTCTGGTTCCTCGCTTTGCTCTGCCGCCTTCGCAAAACGATTTGCCAAACTGTTCAAGTTGAGGTTCATAATTCCCAACGCTGCGATCGCATAGACGCGGCAATCAAGAGCCTCATTTCGAGGTCGGGTTTGTACCCATTCCCGCCTCTTATAACCTTTTCTGAACCGAGTGACCATCTTTTCCGCTGTAAGTTGCGCAAAATACTCGTCACCCCGCCCCTCGGGAAAATGGCAATAACCCGGCCCAGGTTCGCGGATTTTAAGCCTCGAGTAAACCAATTCCTTAATTCCATCAACGCCGATTGGGAACAGTCTAACAGATTGACGATTGTTTTTCGAGGGTTTTCCCACTTGGGGTTTTCCCTCGCCACCAACGCCCTTGATTGCGAACACTCTGCGACCCTCTCGAGGTTTTACAAAAGTATAAACCGCGTTTGTGTGATGACCACCCGAGTCAATACATGCGCAACGGATCGGCATCTCAATCCCTCGAGGGTGATCCCACGTTTCCGCCAACACCGCGTCGAGTTGCCCCCAAACTTGCGGCGAGGATGGGTCGCCATAAATAACCCTATAATCCAACGACCATGTTTCCTGGTCGCGCCCATGCCCCACGATCTCGACCTCGAGGCGATCATCCTGTGTGTCGATGCCGGCCGTGATTAAAACAACGCCCTCGGGCAAAAACTCTTTGTCGAATGATTCCTTGCCCGGAATATCATCCTCATCAACGCCATCGCCTTGAACCTCGAACGTTTCGCCCAAATAAGTGTTTGTCCAAACCTTTAACATTTCGGGCAATTTTTTCGCCTTCAAGAAATCACGAACCGCATCCTCGAGGCTAATCCAAGGCGAATAGATGCCCGAGATTTGGAAACCGGCGATGCCATGAAAGTTTTGGGTCGGCTCCCAATATCCATTGCGAACCGCTTTGTTTTTCTCGGCATCCGACCAGAACGTTCCGCAATGGTCGCAAACATAACCGGCCGTTTCCGGTCGATCCTTTTGCCATTGGACGTTTTTCCACTCGAGGATTTGAGCCTCATCGCAATGTGGACATCGAGCGAAATATCGCCGTTGATCGCTTTGCAAATAACGTTCCTCGATGATCGATGCGCCTTTGTTGGTCGGTGTCGAAACCATTAAAATCTTGCGGTTCCAGAATGTCGCGGATCGCTTTCTCGCAAGTTCGATCGGATCACCTTCCGATCCAGACGATGCCGGGAAACGATCGGTTTCATCCAACAAAACAATTCGGATCGGCCTCGAGGCAAGTTGCGCCGGCGAGTTCGCACCAATCATCGAAATTCGACCGCCCGGAAAATTCTTTTGCAAGGTCGTGTTTCCACTGTCCCGCGATCGAGGGTCTTTCACTTTCCCTTTCAAACATGGGGTGTCGCGCAACATCGGTGCCAATCGGTCTTTCGAGAATGTTTCCGCCATCCCCTTTTGGCCGGTGGGTTGGACAACCAAGATCGGTGCCGGGTCGTTGGCAATGTGAAAACCAATCACATTCAACAAAACCTCGGTTTTTCCTAATTGCGCCCCCGCCTGGACAACGATCTCGGTGACTGATGGATCACTGACCGCATCCATGATGCCGCGCAAATATTCGGTGCGCTCGGTGTACCATCGGCCAGGTGCCGCCGATGCTTCAGACGA